ATAATAAAAATGCAGATACAATTAAAAGCACCGTTAAAAGTATGCTTGGGGCTGCAACTCAAACGCCCATTGAAGCATCTTTTAAAAAGCAAACTGTATTACCATCAAGTAGTATTAAAGCTTTTCAAAAGGACATGGCTAGTTTCTTAAACCGAAATGATCTGATGTCTTCAATTGATCCGGCAACCAAGTTAGAAATTAAAACTTACGACTTTGCTGGTCTTTACTTAGAGACAGGGGAGCTACCAGAAGAATGGTCAGACCTTCCTGCTAAGTTTGCCTTGCCGGGTAACTCTAGATATCCAATAACAGAGAAGCCTAAGCCTTCTGCTCCTGTTGCTTTACTACAAGCTATTCCAAATGCAATGCAAGACACAGGAACAAGTCCAGATCCATTCCAAGAATTAGGAAGAAACTTACAAGAGCGTGGCTATAAAAGTTTAAAGTCTGCAGAACTTAGTGAAGCTCTTGCACAAAACAACTTAGATTCGGTATTGTCACAAACCATTGGTGATCCTATTTCTATTCTTAGAACACGAGATGAAGATGTTAAAAATCTTCCACAAGATACAGCAAACTTTCTTTTATCGGCATTTGATAAACAAACATCAACTAGAGTTATTCAAGAAATTCTTGATGAAGATGAGCAACCTATGTATGGTGTTTCTAAATCTATTTATATGAAAGTTATTGCAGATTTTGTAGCAAAGAAGTGGGAACCAGCTGCTCTTGAGTATCAGATTAGAACCGCTTTAAAAAATGATCGTGTATTAAAAGAGAAACAAGGATCCACACAGTTTATGACTGTCAATGAAGCTATTGCTTCTATTGATTCATCGACCTTTCCTTTAGATCCACAGGTAGAAAAACAGTGGATAGATACTGCAGTAGAAGCTTATAATGTTGAGCAAAGAATTGCAGCAATTGATAACAAAGTAGTTCAACCTTATGATCTAAATAAAAAACAACAAGACAAAATAAAGGAGTATGAACTATTCCGACAGTTTGAATTAAAGTTAAGAGATCCAAAACAATTTGCAGATCTCCGACAAGACTTTTTAATGCATTGGTTACTGCCTCAAAGCAGAGCAACTAAATTCACTCCAGATGATCTCTGGATTAAAACAATTACAAAACGATTGCTACAAAAGTAATCCTCTTTATGGCGCACTGCCCCCAGAAAGGATATGAATGATTGATTATGTAAACAACTTTCCTATAGTACCGGAGTCACCAGCGGAGACACCAAGGCTTAGTCTTAAAACTTATACAAGTGATGTACAGTTTCTTATGGGAATGCAAGGTGATCTTAATATTCCCGATGTCTCTAAAAAACTAGACCCTAATGCATGGGTTTTAACTTATCCTAATGAAGTAGTAGAACGAGATACCTTTAATGAGTATCTTGCTAATACCAACTTGTTGTCTTCCTTACAAGGAGGACAGCAAGGTATTGTTAATAAGATGGCAGAATGGTTTGGGTTTGGACCTAATGAGTTTCAAGACTATTCAAAAGGAGCAGCAATGCGAGCTGCTATTATGGGTAGAAATCCTTTAGCTGTAGTTAAGTATGGCGATAGTGATTTAACTCCAGAGAAGCTTGATAAGGCTAGAGGTCTAGTTAAACTCTTAGCACCTATTGCAAATCAAGAAGAACAAAACCCAAATGTTTTAACTCCAACTCAACAGCGATTACAAAAAGCTGAAGAGCTTTTGCAATATGGATTAGCTAGAAAAACAGTTAAAGAAAGATTGGGTTTCTCAACCAAAGAAGGTTTGCTTTCTCAGTCTACTTTATATAGTCTTTTTTTAGGTAAGAGTGATTTAGATATAGCTAGAGGTGTTGATGACATCCTTGCTATTCGTAATAAAGTTGATCCGTCATTTGATCCTGAGTTGTGGTGGGATGCTTTAGATCCACGAGTTAAACAAGGTTTTATAGAAAATAATATATCACCTAATTTAATTTATACCGCAACAAACGAAGATGAAGCTAACTATAGAATTAATGAAGTCTTAGTTAAAAATAATGTTCAACAAAGAATTGAACAATATAAACCACAATGGGTTGATACTGGTAGATTACTAGTTGATAACTTAGTTGGTGGTGTTATCAATTCTCCGGATAGTATTCCATTTGCCGCTTTAGAATTAGGTGCAGCAGCTGCAACATTTGGTATTAGTTTGATACCATCTATTGCTGTTTCAACCGCAACTACAGCAACCACAGGTCTAACTACTTTTAGAGTAGCTCGAAATGTGGTTGAAACAATTGCCAAGCTTCCTTTAGGTATGGCTCCATCCTATGCTAAGAACTTAGGAATGTTAAACTCTGCAGTAATGACAGGTGCTATCTTTGGTGTAGGTAATGCCCTACAAGAAACTGCCCGACAGAACAAGCTGATTGCTTATAGTGCAGCCCTTAACTATGCCGATCCAGAAAGTCAGAAAGACTATGATATTGCAAGCATTGCTTGGGCTGGTGGCGAAGGCTTTGCACTTGGTGGAGTTGGTTTTGGTTTACTACCTACAGTTATTGGTAGTACTGCTGGAGCTTTTCTAAACAGACTTAAGGGTGTTAATGTTGCCCCTGTTGGGGATGCTGTAGTTCGTATGAGTACAGACAAACGCTTTACTTATGAAGGCACACGCCTTGGGGAAACCATAGGTTACTTTAATAAGAAGTTAACTCGTAAAGAAGTGGTTGTAGACTTGCCAGTACCAGAAAAGGTTATTACTGAATCTATCCTAGAGGGCGTAGAGCCGACTCCTGAGCGCATCCAAGCAGAGACTACCACAGCTAGAGATCGTACCGATGCTCGTGCTGCAGTGACTCCTGAGGCTGCTACAGCAACCCCTGATGTCCCTATGACCAGACGCTTGGACAATGAAACCAGACAAGCCTATGCCGAACGCACAGGTACTAATGGTACTCTGAGTAACATCATTGAGTTTGTTACAGAGTTGTCTCGTAAGAACTCAGCTGGTGACGCAGTTGAGGAACGCGCTTCCCTTACTGGGAAGGGTGAAACCTTTGGTGACATGGGAACCACAGATAGACTACGGATTCTACATGCAGCCGAAGAGCATCTGGTTACTACCAGACGCAAGGAAAAAGAAGCAGGTCTATTAACCCCCGCTCGTGATAAGATCTATGCCACTATGGAAACACAGCGGCGAGCTATGATTAAAAACTATACCAAGTCTTTGTCTAAGCCAGAGCGTAAGGCTCTTAGTGAAAGTCTTGGTGGTGTTAAAGGACCTCGTAAAACTATTACTGAACATGTTGCCGATGCTAGATCTACTGTGGTTACCGCAGCAGCCAAGAATGAATCAGCTGAAAAAGCTGCAGTTAGTTTGTTGGAAACAGCACGAGAGATCGTAGCCAACCCATCAAAGAAAGCTGAACTTACTGCTGATCTACCAAAGGAAGTTTTAGATATTGTTGATAGTACAGTTACTGAACTTGCACTAACCAACACTGTCAGCGACAGTACCGTAGATGCTATCAAGGCAAACATTTCGGGAGAAGCATATACTCCAGTCAATAGACTCCATGAAGATATTAAAAAATCTTTAAGTCTAAAACGACTAGATCCAAAACGAACGGCTCTTATTGCCAAACTTAGAGAAGATGTTTCTCTATTCGTTTCTTTGGTCACAGGTAATAAGGAACATGCTCAACGATTCTTTGACTTCACAGAAGAACTTGTAGCTAAGAATATTATTACTAAGACTGATAGAGAGTTGCTTTTAGCTTCTGTTGTTCATCTTAACTTTGATTCTAAAGCCTTTGATATTAAATATAGTGTCGAAGCTTTTGTTAGCAAAGATGGAAAACCACAGGGTACTCGCCTTGCAGACTTTGACACTAAGAAGAAAATAGTTAGAATCAATTCTACTTCAGATGACAAGTCATCCAATATGCGAACACTTGCTGTCCTCCATGAGTTAGGGCATGCATACTTCCAAGCTGCAGCCACTGGTGATATTTATCTCAACGCTTTAAAGTTATACAACAATCTGATTAAAGATTCTAAAGCATCAACGCTTCTTAACATTAATGTTGCAACCCTAGCAGATCCTCTGCTGGCATCGGGATACCTTACCTCGTATCATTTACAGAACATGGAAGAAACATTTGTTAATACTTTCTCACTTGTTTTGTTTACCGAAGCAGAAACATATTCTGTTATTGCAGCTCTCAAGCCTGTAGAAGTTTCTCTATTTAAGAGAGTGCTTAAGGATTTAAAGGAAAGTATTATTTTTGCTGCTAGTGTCTTTAACTCTTCAGATCATTACACGGTAGCTAGTGCCTTAATCAAAAAAATTACAGAGCTAGACACCGCAGCTAATGATGCTATCTCAGTTCCAGACTTGGTATCGGCAATGACTACAGCTCTTAAGCAAAATAAGTTTAAGAGAGATCTTGCTCCTTCTCTGTCTGTCGTTCAGACGGATAAGGGAACAAGAATTAGTAACTCTATCTCAATGGTTGAGGCTTCACTCAATGATCAATTTGGTGCCGTTGTTGGTAAACTACTTGGTCGTGGAGAGAATAAACTTGCTGGTGGTTTAGTTATTGCTAGTAATGCTAGTGACTTAGCTACCAAGTTTAAAGAAAAAACCGGACGAGATCTAGATGAAGATACTCTTGATAGTATTAAAGCAGATAAGATTAAAGCTGAAGGTACAGCAAGAGCATGGATGATCTTTGCTGAAAATAAAAAACTTGTTAACTTTACACAGATTAGATCTGTTGCAGATGCTAGAGTTCAAGCTCAAGCTCACTATGAAAAATTAATAAGCACAGTACCAGCATTTGATCCTGATGCTTACATTAATTCTATTACAGATCTTGAACTTGAAAACTTACCACTAACAGTTAGAACTTCTGTTGCTGAATATCGTAAAGGTAATAAAGACGCAGCTCTAGTTAATTTGTTAGAAGATGTTACTGTTGCTCGACAAAATAGTATTGATAGGTGGAAAGAAGGATTAGAAGTAACTAATCCCACCTTTGCTGCTGATCCTTTCTTTAGAGATTATGTGGTTACTACAGTCATGGCGCAGTTTAAAACAGACTCAGCTAACACAGGATTACCTTTTAATAAAGCAGCATTAGATCTTGTCTATGCAGAAATACAATCTGGTTTAGCTCCAAGATTTGATGTTACCTATCGTAAAGCATTACTTAAACTTACAGAAGATTTAGTTGAAATTGGTGATGCTGATAATGGTTGGCGCAGAATTCCTATGTCAGATGTAGCTGATCCAGATTTTGACTTAAGAGTTAATCAACTACAAAGTTGTAGTGCTTCAGGCTGGTGTACACAAGATTATATGGCAGCTCCTTATATTCAAGGAGGTGACTTCTGGACTTACATACATAAGGGTAAACCAACTGTTGCTGTTAGATTAGAAAACAATAATTATAATGTCGGAGAAATGCAAGGATTAGCTAATAATGGTTCTGTACCTATAGAACATGTAGATAAAATTAATCTTTTAATTAACTCTGGTAAATTACCTACATTAGATGCAACTCAAATAAAAGCAATGCAACGCGCAAATGAAGTAGCAATAGCAGAAGCTGCTATTAAAACTGCAGGAGGCGTTCAATTTAAACCAACAGCTACACATACTCAAGGTCGTTCGGGAACACCGACAGCTGTTAAGCAATTAGAAATATTTGCTGGAACATATGCTCAAACTGCTATTAAATGTTATAGAATGCCTGATGGTTCTGTAACATTAATTGGAGATGGTTATTTACAACTAGGAGATGATCTAGTTTCTGAGTTACTAAATGTAACTGAACTTATTGGTAACTTTACTATAGGAACAGAAGAAAGAGTTAGGGGAACTGTTAGAAAAGTTAATCGTTTACCTAACTTGCGTAAAATAACAGGCAAACTTCATATAAATGAAGATGTTGATTTACCTGGATTAAAGACTGTAACTGATGGAATTCAAGTAAACAACTATGACATAAAAATTAATATTGATAATTTAGAAAGTTTGCAAGGAGGACTAGAGTTTCTTGAGTATCGCGTAAATGTAAAGTATGGTACTAGACCTGTTGTGAGCATGAAAAATTTAAAACTTATTGAAGGTGCAGTTGATCTTATAACTAATAATAATATTAAAGTTATTATGCCAGCTCTAAAAAAAATTGATGGCAAGTTTACAGTAGCTACACTGGGAACATACATAGTTTGGCAACCCAACAATAGACTGACCTTTGAAAGTTTGACAGAAGTAACAGAACAAATAACAATTAGTAGTGTTAATCTCCCCGCCCTTATTGATCATGATGGTCTATTGCACTTACAAGAAAATTGTAGTCTACCTAATCTTATTGGAGTTGATGATCTTAGACTTTATGCAAAAACAGAAGCAGATACACTTCCTAGTTTAAAAACAATATATGATAAATTTGATTATCTAACAGATGTTTTTTTACCCCAATTAGAAACAATTGGTGGTGATGTAGTTGCATTTACACACTCAGATGCTAGTTTAGATTTACCTAATTTAACTTCTATAGGTGGATCTATTGACTTTAATAATATGGGTTCTGCATACACTGTATACAAGCTTCCTCGTTTAAGTCGTGTGGATGGAGTAGTAACAATAAATACAGACAAAGCAGAACTACCATCTTTATATTCGGTAGGTTATTTAAATGTTAAACATACTTCTACAATAGGTGATAGTTTTATTAATGGTTATCGCCAGTCAGGTGCTCCAGTTATAACTTTGCCTAGTTTAGTAAAAGTGTTTAAGAATTGTACTTTTGAAACACCTGTTTCTGCTCCTATTTTAAAAAGAGTTGATGGCTCTTTATTTATAACTAGTAAGTGTTTAGCCCCTAAGTTAGAAATTGTTAATGGCGATGTTACTATAAAAGGTAAAGTAGATCTTTCAAGTTTAAGATTAGTTGGAAAAAATCTGCATAATTTTAATATAGACACTTCTTTATATGCTTTACGAGAAGTTCGAGGAAATTTATACCTTGGTCCTGACCACAAACTTAATAAGTTTCCAGGAATTAGCGATGGTCTAAAAGTTGGGGGTGATGTTCTTATATCTAAATATACTATAGATAAACAAGGTGTAAGCGCATGGGATTATATGATGGTTGAAGTTGCCACTGATAAACTATTGGGTTTTAGAGGTATTGAAAATAGAGCTGACTTAGGCGATAGCTTTATACGCTATTCTGCTAATGGCGAAGTAGCTGGACTCTATGATCCTAAGTCTGGTTTAATGTTTCTTGTTGCCTCAGCTCTTACTGATGGCACTGCCCCATCTGTATTAGCGCATGAAGTAATGCACGGTGTTGCAACCAAAGCAATGGAAGCCAGAGCCTTAGATCTTGTTAACAGTCGTGCTGATACTACTGCAACGCCTGAGTTCCAAAGTTTTATGGCTAAGGTATATGATCGAATGGCTAAAGCAAATGTTACTGATAACCCAGCTGAAGCTATTGGTTATATCGTAGAAGAGGCAATGTTAGCGGGTCGTATCAATGGCTTTAGTGTTATTGATAATACCTTCATTGCTAAGATTGTAGATCTCTTTGGTGAAAAGATTGGTAGTATAATCCGAGATGTGGTTGCTTCTGTTCGTGCTCGTCTATATAAAAATGGAATGAACATGACACTCTCTGTTGATGATATGTTAGCATTTGCTAAAAATGGTTTACATACATTGGCAGACGGTGAGGCAACTCCGGTTAAGGATACTACTGTCAAGGCTTCTACGATTGCTAATGACAATGAGAGTATTAATAACTTTAACAACACTGTAACACAGTGGTTGAAATCTAATACATCTCAAGCCCAGCCCAATATAAATCCAAAGAACTTTAGATTTAGTCAGGGCGAAGTTGATCTTATTAGCAATGGCTTAGGTGATCCTTCTATGATTATTGCAATGGCTATAGTTAAGAGTAGCGGTAATGAGGTCATCAACTCTGATGGCAAACTTACTGTTCACATGAAAACTTTAGTTGATGCTTATAATTCCCATAAGCAAGCTCAGTTTAATTCAATGCTAGTTAAAGTTACATGGCTATTAACAACGCAAGAATTTAAACAGATGGCTGGAATGAATCTAAAGGAAAGACAAACCTTTATTGAAACCAAATTGTTTAATGCTAAAAAGTTTAAGACCGGAGCCACAGAGAAAACTCTACTACCAGCAACCTACCAAGAGCGCGACATAGCAGATGTTTATAATGTGAGTTACTGGGGAACAACCGCAGATAGTTTAATCAACTTGCTTGAGAGTGGTTTAGAAACTCAAACCAGTAGTGCAACTAAAGCTAAGAATAAATTAAAGACACCAACAGATGTTTTAAGTGTGGGTGATATTAATACTTTGCTTGCTGATGTACATGGTAATAAGTTCTTAACAGCTACTCTTATTGAGACTCTTCGGGAGCATCTTAACAACAATGGTTTAAGTGATATTGCAGAGCTTGTTGTTATGCAACACCACAAAGCTTATATCAAATCACTACAATCACAAGGTGTGTTTAATATTGAAGAACCAACTTGGTCTTCTCAAAACATTGCTTTAGATTCTATCAGTGCATTCTTGTCTGATAAAAATAGTACGCATCTTGCTTTACCTATCTTAAATAAAAACATTGATCCCGTACTCATTAAAAAATTGAGTGAGCGTCCCAACATGACTCCTGAAAAGGTACTAGTTGGTATTCACAAAATGATTAAAGATGGGTCAATTGTTTTAAATGAGATTACTGGTAAGTGGGAAATTCCGCGTAAGAAGATAGCTGTTGCAGTGACTGATGCTGCTACAACTGATGCAATTGCGGATGGTAGTCAAGTCCTTACTTTAGAAAATCTTAATGATATTGCTGCTAAACTGTTTACAAAGAAATTGATTACAGATGCACAAGCTAGTATTATTTTTGAGAAACTAGATTATGTTCATAGCAAGATTAAAGATGGTACATTAACTACGGAGAATGGTCTTATTCGTCTTGCAGCAACTATGGCTAGAAACGAATTATTGGATGAAGTTCGTAGTAGAGATGGTACTACTGAAGATTTAGTAACCAAAACAGGAACTGAAAAAGACCGTAAAAAAGGTCCTTCACTAGTTGATTTACGATCTGGTAAGCTTAAGAAAACAACACTTAAGGAATTTAAAAAAACAAGATACCACGCTGCTATAATATGGAATAACTTATCAAACAACGCTTTATTTACAGAAGAAGAAGTTTCATTAGTTAGAGGTTTATTAGCGTTTGAATCTGATGAAGCATTAGCAAAAAACTCAGAAGAGTTTCTTGGTAAGAAAAAAAGTGCAAGCACTATTGGTAGTGATCGAAGAGCACTTATAGAAAAGTTTGATAGTATTGGTAAAGCTATTAACTATAGCCCAGATGATACACCCCAATCTATCCAACTTAAACTTGCAAGGTATATTAAAACTTTAGATAATGTAATTACAGAAACTACAACTAAGCCGATGAAAACAACGGAAGTTGTGGCTGACATTGCTAAAACACCAGTAACACCAACAGTGCCTAACCCAGTTGATACTGGAAGTAGGCTGCTGGAAAAACAAGCATTAGCTGCTAAGCTTGTTAATAAAAATCCAGATCCTGTTATTACACCAAGTACAAAGGTAGACGAAGGAACTTTGTTTAGAGCTACTTCGGAAACTACTGGTGGTAAACCAGAAGCAGTACTACGACCAGAGAAACAAGTGGATGCTATCATTGAAAACAGTGAAGTGTCAACTAAAGAAGCTGTGTCGTTTGTTCCTAAGAAGCCACTGACAATGACCATGACCTCTGCTGAGTTTATGGCTAACCCAGTTAAGATGGCATCTACTATGAAGGTTGCAGATAGAATGGGCGTTGATGCTCTTGTCTTCTCAGATGGTGTAGTAATGCCTATCAAGAAAGATGCTCCAGTAGTTATTGGTAAAGTTGAAACTAATGTTAAGCCCGGTGTTGAGTCTGTAACTACATTGACAGTTACTAAGGGTGTGCCAACAAAGCGTGTTAGAGAAAAAAAACCGCCTGTTAAGGCAGAACCTATTGCTGAGAAAACTGTAGAGGCAACTACCGTAACAGATGTTGCTCCACCTCCAGCTCCAGCTGTAGCCCCTGAAGAACCTATTGGTGTTGTTAGAGATGGCGCACCAGTTAGAGTTACTAAGACAGGTGGCATTGAAGGTCCGACTCCAGTTAAGACTGTATCAGAAGTTGTTAAGACTACTGAGACAGAAAGAATAGAGCGGATTGTAAATGATGATAAGGATCTACTTCGTGACAACGGAATGGACCAAGGGTTCTTAAAGTTATTCTTAAAGAACTATTGGACACGAATGCAGAACATAGACTTATCTCGTGATACTTATTCTCCAACCCTGCTGTCGCTGTGGACAAAGTTTGTTACAATCAACAAAGCAATTGTTGAAGCTAACAGAGCTGTCTTTGGTGATGATGGCGTAGCCAAGTTCTGGATTACAGTAGATAAGTTACGAGCTGAGAATATTAAGAAGCTTGCTACTGTTCCGGGTCACAAGTCTATGTCAGAGCGTCAACTCATGGTACTTGCTGCCAAGGAAGTTGGCGATGCTTACATGCCTCCAATCTTATTGGATGAATTGAATATTGTTAATACCGCTGAAGGTACATTTACTTTAACTGCCAAGGAAACAAAGACACCTAGAAAGAAAGTAAGTGATGCAACTAAGGATGAGTCTCCTGTACCTGTGCCACCAGAACCAACTCCAGTTCCAGCTCCTAAGGCTGGTGAGGAGGTGTCGGAAGTTATTCCACTGAAGCCAGTACAAGAGACACCAAGAGCTGATGTTGCTCCGTTGATTAAAGAAGCTACAACTAACTCCGAAGAAAACGCATCTGTTCTACTGCGTCAAAGCAGTCTCATTGGTGCAATCTTTGGTGGTAGTGAACGAGCATCTAGAAACTGGTGGAGAGCAATGAATAGTTGGATGGCTAATGCAACCCAGTCTGCTAGTAAGACAGGTCAGACAATTAGAAACCTTCAAAAGAATATTCGATTCTTAGCTCGGTTGTTTGAAGACAACAGAGCACAGACCGGACATTTAACTGCAGCAGGTAAGGAAGCTTTCCGAACTGCAAGACAATGTAAGTCTGATGAAGCTAGATTGATTACCCGTATTGCTAGACAACAACTCTTAGTTAATAAAAGATTAAAGGATAGCGGACTGGCTGCAGATAAGATTCGGGCTGTTGGTGTACTAAGTTATACCAAGCTTTCAGAAGGTGTTAATGTTACTCCTGCCGATCTTGTAGCTCTAGGGTTATCTCCAGAGTTATCAAAGGAAGTAGCAACAGAGACTAATGTTCTTCTAAAAGTTTTACGACAGACCAATCAAACCATCTTAGATTTACAAGCTGACACAGGTTTAGGACATGTTTCATCTCATGATGGTACTCCACTTGATCCTATGAAGTATGCTCCGATTCAATTGAATCATGAAACCTTTGGAGCTATGAGTCCAACTGAACGGGCTACCTTTGTAGCTGCTTTGGTAAAAGCTCGTAGAGCGCGTAAGTTAAAGACACCAGTCTTAGATATCAATACACTTATTGTTCTTGGTTGGTTGGATGTTGCTCCATCAAAAGAAGCAAGAGGTACTGTCTTGTTTGCTGGAGATCGGGAATTTAGAGCAGGTGATTCAACAAACAGTTTAAGTCCTGAAACTTTAGCTGGTCTAAAAGAAGCTGAGTATCCAATCACTATTGGTGAGCAAAAGATTCTAGAACAGTTGGCTAATAAAGCTGACTCACATAATTTCTTTATGCTTAAAGCTAATGGTGTTAGTACTCTGTATCGAATGCCTAAGGTTATAAATGATTTATCTAAAGCAGATCAACTTCGTTACGCTGAAGCTGTTGGTGGTAATAAAGCTTTGTATACTCAACGGTGGCAAGATTACCTAAAGGGTAAAGATCTTATTGAAGCTGAGATGGATGAGATGTTAGACTTCAAGACAAAGAAGGGAGCTTATAGTGAGTACAATCGAAAGACTGGTACTAACATTGATAGACCCCTTATGCGTGTTGGTCAAGAAGAACAAAAAGCTTTAGCTATCCCCGGTATAATTCCTGAGGAAGTATTAGCTGATCCTATTATTCTTAAACACATCAGAACCAATCTTGCTGAAGCTTATAACTATTTCTTGAATGGTCGAGCATTTGAATTAATCTTCCAGAAAGAACTAGATAGACTCCTAGGTACTCGTGGTGTCACAATGATAGACATCTTCCAACATGTGGGTGTTCAAGCAAGAGAAGATTTAGAAGCTATAGCCGTAGCTGAAAACTGGTCTAAAGGACAAACCGAAGCAAGACTATCTGATATTGATTCTGGTATGGCTAGACTTAGAGAAGAGTATATGTATAATGCAGATACACTTCCTATGCTCCCATACCAAGATCAGTATGCTGCTCGTATTAGTTTGGCTCTAATGAAAACTAAGATTGCTCCGGGATATTTCTTTGGTGCATTGCCAGAGCTTATTATGGAAACACTAAAGGCAAGTCCTTTAGCTATCCCTAGAACTCTGATTCAAAACTTACGGTATCTTGCTGGTGATCTTCGGTTCTCTAAGAATGCTTTAATGAATAACTCTGAGCTTGGAGATATGATCTTTGGATTAGAAAATATTAAACATGACTTTAGTTCTCGCTTCTTAGGTGAAGTAGGACAAGGAGCATTTGAATTAGATTCTAAACTTAAGACTAAGTTTGTTAACTCCAGTCCTAGTCAAGGTGTGATTGATACTGGTATTCATGGTCTTGAAACAGTATCTAAGGTTGCTGAGTCTATTGGTTCGCTACAAGCTATAACCAACATGACCAGAGCAATGGCTAAGACTAGAGTACAGCGTATGCTTTATAAGCACATTAAAAAAGGTAGAATCCAAAAGCTATTGACTGCTTTAGAAGATCCTAAGTTAATGAAGATCATGCAAGACTACATGGTTGCAGCTGAGACTGATGCTGCTGCTGAGCGTAAGCTTTGGAAACAATTCTCTACTATTGCCAGACAGTATGGCTTTGGGTTTAATCCACAAGAAGCTTTGGTCTTCTTGAAGTATGGTTTAAATTCTGTAGAGAAGATTAAACATCTAGAGTATCTCATTAAGGGAACTGACCCTAAGGGTGATGGTCGAGTTAATATCCATGATATGGTTGACATGTATTGGCAAGCTAAGAACAAACCTGTAGTTGGCATTAAGCCAGAAGTACTGGAGCAAGTTATTAGTTCTTATGCCCATACCTTAGAAGATCTGGTTGTTAAAACATCTTCACCTGAACCTACGGGTTTAGGTAAGGTTACTACTATTGATTCTAAGACAGCCCTTGGTAAACTCTGGTATGCTCTTGGTTCGTATCTCCGTGGCTTCCAAGATAGTGTTATCTTAGACTACGGTAGCCGAAGTACTCTTCATTACCTCGCTGCTAACATGGTCCTCTATGGGACTATTGATACTCTCATTGGTTTATTCCGTGAGTGGATTGCTGGCAGAGAGGGTGAAGATATTGTAGAAGAGTTCTCCGAGAACCCATCTGCCTTTGCTGTCCGTGTAGCTAAGTCAGCTCCTATCTTGGGAACCTCTCAGGCTGCTCTAGAAGCAGTCCTAAGTGGCTTCAGTTACATGGCTGGTGGTACTTGGAGATCTTATGGTACCCCAATGGAATCTATTGGTATAGGGGCTGCTGCCTCTGCTGCTGAGGATATCTATCGTGGTGCTAAGGGTATTGCTGAACAAGCCACAGCTGAACAAACAGATTATACAAAGGTAGCAAAGGGAGTTGGCGATATTGTCGCTGTTAACTCTTTGTTAAACCGTAGTCCGTTTGCTGTAGCTGCTAGATCCCTAGAAGCTTCAGGAACCTTAGAACAAAAGGGAGCACTACAGTCTTACCTAGATGCAATCCAAAGAGAACCGTATCCTTATGCTAAGCTCCAAAGGCAACAGCAAAGGAACCCTACACCGTCTGCCTTACCTCCGACACAACCCAGAAACTTTATGCTTGAGGAACAAGCCATTGAAAAGGCTAGACTCAAGCAAGCTGGGAAACCTTATAGTGGAGACATGTCAAAGGGTATAGCTGGTGTGTCAGGTTCCCTAGGGGATCTCTTAGGTAATGCCCAATAGTTGGGGCTACTAGATAGATACTTAAGGGATACCTTAGGTTCATCTATAGGTTTTAAAATTATGTTATTGAATTATATAGTATACTATAGTCCCTTAGGTAACCTAAGGGTAACCCTAGTTAACCTAAGTGTTAATTACAATATTATATAAACATACAGATCCTAGGTCCCCGAAAGGGGATCTAGGATTATTTAAGGAATAGAGCACTCCGGGGTTTACCCCCCGGTTAATCCCTTGTCGATTTCCTATGGGGTCCCCGGATCCCTCTGGGGCTACCGGAGGACATCAACACAAACAACCCCACACAGGGCAAGCTAAGGGGATCCCTGAGGAATCGACTAGAGGGGTCAAAAATTAGCGAAGGGGTATCCCCCCAAAGGGGCGGCGCGGCACCCCCCGGTGCCCTCCGGGGCGCGTGTCCGATAACCTAGGGGTGCGGCAAGTCCGATAACCTGAGTCCGATAACCTTTGGCGATCCCATAAGTTATCGGACTTTGTTTGCATAGTCTGCGGATTTAAATTCGTGTTCCGTTAGTGGTTGTACAACTAAATGCCCTACCGTTAGGGTACGCGATCAAGAGAATCGCTACAGTATGTTAACGGCTCCGACAGTATGCGCGTTAGGCATACGGCAGGGGATTACGCAGGACATGGGCAGGAGCCATAGAGCCATAAGTCGTAACATTCCCTACTTCAGGTAACCCCTGATTGCCGTATCCCGAAGCCCAAGTGTACTATCGGACGGGATATCCGATGCTCAGCACGGATAGTATAGTGGATGGGGGTTTGAAACAACCCTGTCCGTGCGGTAACCTAGCAAGTTACGCGCATATATACACACGACTTTACAGAATCCGGTATACCCTGCCTTCTTTCGGGAAGGTGGGGTATATCGGCTAGGGTACACTCGCAAGGGTGTACGCCTATCCGATACCATCGTGGTACGCGGATTCATTGTAAAGGAGACATTATGACCTACGATATGTTTGTCCGGGTTGCTACGGCTTGTAACCTCAAGGGTGCATTCGCTGAGGCTTTGGAGGGTAACAGTACCCTTATCAACGGTAAGTTAAAGGACATCGTGGTGTTCACTGAGAACGGCAAGGTATCCCAACGGATTATGCCTCTTCTCATGGAACAAGTGGCATACATTATGCCACCCAACTGTTCATCCAAGTACAGTATGCTAGCGGTACTTCTTGGAAAGTCTGGGATTCCTGCCGCTGAGTTTAGGTGGCGCGGTAAGGAAGGAGAAACATCGGATACTGCCAAACAGTATACCGCATGGGCTATGGACTTCTTGTCCTGCCACTTCACTACTCTCAAGTTTGAGAATGAAGCGCAGGGGTATGTAGCCAAGAAGCGTACGGATATCCTCGCGGATGTCCTCGACAGTATCGTGATCTAAGTATCACCCGCTACTTCCACAGGGGAGTAGACGGTAGGGTATACCTGCAAGGGTATGCTCTACCGTCTATTCGCTACTCTAATGAAAGGATCCGAATGAAGGGTTATCAGCACACGGTATTGCAGTCGTATGTTAGTCGTGCAGTAAAGTCTGGCACTTTGCAAGACGCTAGTATAGCGATTGCCTACCTTAGTAAGGTAACGGGTAAAGGCTACGAGGTATGCGCTGCGGCACTTCGGTCAAAGTATGGTATTCGCCATGCTCCGGCAGTATGTGCTACTAGGGGTATGTGGTGTGCTAAGGATCTGTCAACGCCAGTAGGGTATGACAAGGTTAAGGTTAAGTGGGTTCGGGCTGATGTTCCAACCGAAGCCATTGTTAACATCTAATACGGTATACCGTAGGGAAATCTACGGTATATCTTTGGTCGCTTGTATCCTCCTCAATACAAGGTAGTTGCTGACTACTAATCCGTTAAGACTCAGCAAAGGGTAGTTCCCGATACTATGCTTGTCGTAGGCATATAGAATAACTTTACATTAGGTAAGGCAGGATATGCCTAGTGTAACCTATTCGCCCTGTCACTTTGTAACTTAAGGATAAGTTACTGGTATACCGTAGGGAAACCTATGGTATATCTTTCGTATGGTTTGCTTTCTTTCTTTAACAAGGAGAATGATATGGAATTGTACAACGAAGGTAAATATGTGGAGGATCACTTTAACGATGGCACCCCTCTTGTTATTGAGGAGTGTAATAAAGGTGGGTTTGAGGTGTTTCCCTATGAGGGTGAGGGTAAAGATGTTACTGATTCAGTATTCTTCTTTACTCTGGCTGATGTCTTTGAGTGGGCAACCACTCAGTTAAAGTATGACTTTGATGTTAAGTTCAAGGAGTACCTTACCATTACTAAGAAGAAGGAGACAGTCTAATGGCACTAACTATCATTGATGCATTCTTTAATAGCGGGGAGGTTATTGTTCTGAGACAGATCCCTAATGAACAAGGTGGTGGATGTCGTATGTATCCACTACATGATCCTTGTAATAACGAGGACTTTATCTGCACTCAGTCAGCGTTACTATACCTTGATGGTTACAAGGTGAAGTATAATATCAAGTCGAATGATACCACCATCTATGTCACAAAGGATACAGCATGAACGAAACAGAAGTAAAGAAGATGTTGACTGCGGCACAAGCGTACATTGTATATCTTGAGAAGAAGGAACTTACTCTCTTGTCAAAGGTTCATGAGTTAGCAGGTGAGGTTGGTAAGTTAGACAAGACTAATGCTATGCTTGTCAAGTCTAATGAAGACTTGGCTGCGAAACTGAATTACTTTAGGGCTTGTAATGATAATCAAGCCAACCTTATTATCCAACTACGGAAGGACTCTCATGTCTGGTGATATTAAGAAGATGATTGTTGATCTGACTGACCTGATTACGGAGTTAGTCGAGGCTAATACTCGACTAGAGACTGCTAATGCTATCCTTAAGACGGGCAATGAAGGGTTTACTAATACCCTTAAGTATTATGCCGCTACTGTTGGCAAACTTGAGGAGCAGGTTGAATCACTTAAGAAGACTATCAATAAGATGAATGGTGTTAGTAAGTGGACGGAGGTAGAAGTATGAGTATCTTTCTACCATGTATCGGTGGTATGATTGGTGTGCTCATTGTAGCATGCCTACTGTACTGTGTTGAAGAGAACAAAGCAATCAATCGAAAGGACTCTGATGGAAGTAACTATTAAAGGAGAGGATGTGCTAGTAGTACTCGCTCTATTGCGGGATACTATTGTTGATAATGCTCAGGAACTACATGCTCGTGAGCAACAAGACTATGATACTCCTGCAGAGTATGAGATTGCCCATATGGGTACTGTCTTTACGATTAGTGTGATGGCTTCAATATATAGTAAGATGTTTACTAACATGGTGTATCCGGAGGCTACGCAATGACACTATGGCAAGTCATGATCATATACGATGATCAGTATGAGATGTTACAGAAAGAATCTATGAGTCTATGGGCTGTGGATAAACTTGATGTGATCATTAGCATTGGATACATCTATAGCAAGCGTACTAAAGAACACTTGCGTTCAGTAATCTTTGAGGAAACAACAGATGACGAATGATTATAAAGTATTGGAACCGTATGATATTGTCCTTGTGTATACACCTAAGGAAGATACTGAGAACTCAGTTGGTGCCGAGGTTGAGCACACCTTCTTAGTCTACGCATACTCACCTGCGGATGCTGTTAGGGGGCTGAAGCAACTGTTTGCAGGTGTTACAATTATTGCTGTTATCTTTGGGTCTGAGTCTCCTCCATAAGGATCTACATGAAAGTAAAGAAGAAGAAGCAGAAGAAGGTGACTACTACTCCGTGCCATGTGGTTCGGATGAATGGTCAAGTAAAGATTATCTTTGATAGTCTGTATGACGCTAAGCGTTATGCCATTACGCTTGGGTTGACATATGCAGGTGCTGATATCGACCTATACTCCTACCCTATGGTAAATCCAGAATGGTGAACCGATGAGAATTCTAATTGTTGTAGAGATTAATGATATCACTGATATTGAATCTCAGGCTGCTGATAATGCATTGATGATGATTACGGATGCAATGCAACACTTTCCCTATTCATGGTATGTTGATGAGGTAATCCAAGATGAACAAATCTAAGTATGTTATCGTTCAAGCCCTGTGTAAGGGTGAGATGTGGTATAATGTTATAGTGGATGGAGTATACACTAATGGATTCAGAGATAAGTGTGATGCCCTGTCCTATGGATGGTGGTATACAACTCATGGTAAAGAGGTTGCCAATGGGCAACAAGACTATATGGATAGGACTTGTATTAACATACAAGGATCCTAGATGGGATCCGATATGCGCCGGGGAAACACAAAGTCTTGCACTATCGGCACTCTGCCGAATAGTTGGGGCTACTATAAGTACGAAAGGAACTTGGGATGAGAATTAATAATCACACTTACACAATTTATAGCGAGTCACATGGTAACATTGATGTAGACTTTAGTATACAATGGACTATTCAAGATGGTGAGTGGGAGATGGGTACTGTACATATTCATGACTTCTATCCTACTATAGTTGACTATAGTGAGGTAAAAGAATTGTTAGATAATGTTATTGAAGAGTTGAACTTCAACCCTCTTACACCTTATCGCGGTGAAGAGGATACCTATGATACCTTACCATCAGGAGCAGACTAATGTCACCCTCTACTACAATCATCTCTGATAACATTAAGTTTATTAAAGAAGTGGCTGATGTCTTTCATTATTGGATCGAAGATCCTAAGAAGAGGGATGATGCTCAGCGTATGTTAAATGAGTTTGATACTATGACAGTCGATAAGTTTTATCTTACTGAAGATGAAGAATTGTTTATTAACCAACTTGACCACCTACTGGAGACACAATGAAGACTGATATTGAAACTGCTGTTGCTACTCTTGTTGACCTGATTACTAAGGACTTGACGGATAAGATTAACCTTATCTGTGAGCACTCTATTACTGCCTACTTGGATAGTAATGACTGTCGTTACCTTATCAAGGATAGTGTTAGTGAGCAAGTAACCACTCTCGTTGAAGATCAGATCTCTGATATGTCCCTCTCAATTAGTATCGACTAATGGATATCATCACCGCATATATGATTGTCCTTCTTACTGAGAAGGGTATTGATGTTGGTGAGGTTCCCGCTGATAAGTTTGATGCGTGGACTAAGAATATGCATGCTAATTTTAAATCGTATGTTAGTGGTATGATCCCTGAAGATTGGTATATACCACCAACTTATGAATGGACTGACGAACTACCTGATATTAATGGAGAAGAAGACTGATGATAGAAATTCCGCTACTGATTCTTATGTTTGGATTTATTGCACATGTTGTTATCAATATTGTTAGTGACATCTTAAGTCGTAAACATTATGATACTCGACTGCATGAAGTGAATGAACGATGTGATGGTTTGATTAAGTGGTGTCAACTATTAGACAACCAACTTAGTGGTATGCGTATGGATAACAGAACTGTCCCTCTCAAGAAGAAGAAGAAGTAAACAGAGAAGGGTGGCTGAAACGCAGTTATAGCGCACACCTTATAAGTGTGAGTATGTGGGTGCAACTCCCGCCCCTTCTATTAAAGGAATCATATGGCTCTACATACTATAGTAGTGTTCCCCGATGGGGAAACTTGGAATACAATCAATGGATGTTATATGTGTGTCGTAACTGATGAGCAGTTTAATAATCTTTGTAGTGGTGTTGCATATCCCCGTGATATAGAACCATTGATTCACATTCAACTACATGAAGGAACCTAATGATCTTACCCGACTTAGATGCTAATGAAACTATCTATGAGACTGCTGATCGTATGTATGATTGGCTCCGTCTTCATGGGTTTGCTGTTACTATACTTACGCCTGATGATTTAGAAGTTGAACCTAAACAAGATAAGATTAATACAGAAACAATCGAGCTTGAGATGCAAGCCGCTGGTCTTAACTACATCGAATGGATTAAGGAAGGATACTACAATGACTGATGTCTTTGTGTACAATAAGGATGAAAGTATTGAAGAGAATGTATACCAAGCATACTCTTGGATTCGTAAGCAAGGGTATGCTGTTGCTATGTGGACACCTGAAGAGATGACATTGGATCCTAAGCATTACAAGGAGACTGATGGGTATGCTCAGTTCAGAGAAGACCATCTTGAAAGTGCAATGATTACTGCGGGTTATGAATATATTAATGAGATGAAGCGTGTTCTCTCTATTGATCCTAACTATGAGGAAGATGATAATGAAGATTGATATTGCTAAGCAATGGGTTGATGCTCTTAAGTCTGGTACTTATCAACAAGGAACAGGTAAACTACATGCCACAGATATTAATGGGACATGTATGTACTGCTGCCTTGGTGTGCTGTGTGATCTGTATATGCAACAGAATCCTGATGAGTTAGATGTTAAGGTTGTTACTCGTAAGTCAGATGTATTCCTTCAACACACTCAGATGTTGAGTATAGGTGATGACTCTATTACTGTCTATGATAATGATAGTCTTGTGTTACCATTGCGTGTTCGTGAATGGGCAGGTATGAGCGATGCTCTTGGACGATTCATTGATAGTGAGTCACATGGACAAGACTCTTTGGCAGAACTGAATGATCATGGTATGTCATTCGCTGCACTTGCGGATGTTATTACTGAACATGTTGATGAACTTTAAACCACTGTCCTTGTATCTCAATTGGATAGAGGCATCGGTTTCTACCCGATAGGTTACTGGTTCGAGTCCAGTCAGGGACGCTTTGGTAGGTGCATATACAATAGGCTTTGACCCTATCATGCTATGTATTCTACCTATGGCACGGTAGACCAATGGCAGAGTCTACAGACTTAAAATCTGTGTAGTGTGGGTTCGACTCCCACCCGTGCTACTATAGGGATTGTAGCTCAATGGTAGAGCAGTCGGCTTTTAACCGATTGGTTAAGAGTTCAAGTCTCTTCTGTCCCACTAAGAAAGGATACTATCATGGTGTTTGATACTGAGTTAGAGAAACTAATTAACGCAATTGTTATTATCGAATGGGAAGATATCTCTGGGTATGCTGACTCATGGATGGATAAGAAAGACATCTATGATATGCACCCTCATCAATGTATAAGTATTGCTAAACTCTATGAGTGTAATCAAGAGTACATTACTGTTGCTGCTACTTGGGATGATGTTGGTTCTATTGTATCGGATGTTAATTGCATACCGATTGGCTGTATAAAATCTATTAAGAAGGTAAAGATATGAATGAGACATTCACTAAGACATTAACAATTGACCAAGATAATTATACTGTGCTGCAGTTTATGCTTATTGAACCATCTCGTTTCAGTGAGCCTGAAGCGGTGTATGATGTGGTATTCTCCATTCTCAATGTGAGAAATGGCGAAGTTAATTCAATGAATCAGCGTATTAGTATTAAGGATATTGAATCACTATGGACTATGCAATGGGATTGCAAGCGTACTTATGAAGCAAGACAAAAGCAAATGGCTGAAGAAAGAACTCAAGCCAAAGAAGAAGTTACCTCCGTACAAGCGGACTAAGATACGGCATCTTGATACACAAGACCGTGATGAAGAGAACCCTAAAGGAAACTAATGGCACATAACATTACAGATACTGATGGTGCAGTCTATAGTAAGACTGCCGCATGGCATGGACTTGGCTTGGTTATTCAGGAAGATATGTCACCTACTGAGGCAATGAAGATTGCTGGTCTTGATTGGACTGTTAGTAAGGTTGGTCCAGTAACCGCAGGTGATGCTACCTCTGATGACTACAATGCTATTGTTCGTAGTGACAACAATGCTATCTTGTCTATTCAATCACCTGACTATCAGATCGTACAGAATAGTGAAGTCTTTGAGATGGCATACAATCTTGGTGCTGACATTAAGATTGAGTCTGCTCTAAGTATGGGTGGTGGTAAGCGTTTGGTTGTCTTGTGTAAGACAGGAGAGATTGATGGTGTCAATGGACATGATCCTATCGCACAGTATATGGCACTCATTAACAGTCATGATGGTACTCTTGCTGAGCAAGCACTACCTACTACTGTTCGTATCGTATGTCAGAATACATTGAGCATGGCTATGGCAGGTGGTAAGAAGTCCTTCCGTATTGTACACTCAGGTGACATGAAGAAGAAGCGTGAGGCTATGGCATCAGCCCTTAAGTTCTACGCTATGTCCGGTAAACTCTTTGAAGATAAGGTACAAACTCTTGTTCGTAAGGAACTTACTAAGTCAGAGATCCAGAAGTTCTGGTTGGATGTATGGGGTATGGTTGAAGAGCCAGTTGTGGCTAATCCAACATTACCCGATGACTATGAGAACTATCTCCGTGCTACTGTAACCATCCGCAAGTGGGCTGATACCTTTGATGCTGAACGGGCTGAGTTAAATGGATGTAGTGCTAACCTTTGGCTTGCTGCTAATGCAGTAACCAAGGAACTTCAGCATCGTATCCCTGCTCGTGGTCGTAAGCCATCGTTTGAATCGTCTGCCTTTAGTAATCTCCTTGGTAAGAATCAAGAGACTACTATGGATGTGATGAAGTTTGCACTCACCCTTGTCTAAGGATTAACATGATCGAGTTTATTACTATCATGTTTGTTCTTATGTTTGGGATTGCACTACTGTCTATTGCGTTTGCTGCTACTGTATCATTCTTTAAGGAAACACTATGACAAAGACTAAGAAGGCTAAGAAGTATTACTATGTGTTCATCTTTGATGGCACTGTTGATTACCTTGATGTCCGTGAGGATATCATGGATACTGATCCAACATTTATGACAGCCTATGAGGGATCGGGATATGCATTCTATAACAATGCGTTTGATATTAGCTTCAAGTGTACCCCTGCTGTATATAAACGGCTTGCTGCTTATGTCCGTAGGCATCATGGTGATGCACTTATCTCTGTTGATCGTTACACGCAGGACTAACTTAACCAAGGAGATGCATGTCTAAACTGTGGGATTCATTATCTAAAGAAGAACAAGATAAAAGAACTGCACTACAAGTTATCTCTGAGGAAGATATGCTTTGCCTATCGGAACATAAATACTGGGATGCATACAATGCTAACCCTGATGAGGGTATCCCTGAGCAAACATTGATTGACGCATGTGTCATCCATCTTACACCCTTCTACCAGCAATGGATAGATACGGTATCACAGAATAGGAAGACACCTGAATGGGCATTCCCTTTGTTTGCTGTTGGTGCTGCTAAGATGGCAGACATTACTATTAGATCACTGATTCTCGAATGGTTTAACTCTGCTTTCTGGGAGCGTAAGTATGAGAACGATCTGTTCCCATTGCCTACTGCTCAACACATAGCACATGTTATATCTGAGATGGTAGTGGAGATTGTAGCCTATCAACAGGCTAAGAAACAATTCCGTGAGGATTGGCTCAAGCAATCCCACTACCAGAAGAAGTGGACTACTAAGAGATGCAAGGCGTTTGCCTATAAGATGGGTACTCTTAATAAGAAAACCTTCTCAAGGAAACAACGCGAAGACTTTGGTCATCACATGCTACGCATAGCGGAGATGTCCGAAGTCATTAACTTAAAGAACATTCGTAAGCATACAGGCAAGCGATGGAGTGAGCGTGTTGTAGTTACCTTTACTGATGACATATTGAGTGAACTTAATAAGCGTCATCAGGATGTGATTGCTACTGCTGCCCTGCTGTATCGACCAATGATTATCCCACCAATTAAACATACTCTAAGTAGTAGTGGTGGAAATCTACTACCCCATATCCGTAAGCCTGTAGTACAGAAGTTTAAGGATGTAATGTGGGATGAGAAGGTACACCAGAATGGTAGCCTTCCATCAGAGATAGTAGTCACTGGGCTTAATGCTATGATGCATACCGAATGGTCAATCAATGAGCGAGTGCTAGAGATAATGACTACACTCTTTAAGAACAACACACGAGATGCTAACCTTCCCGTGTATGACTTCTCAGCCTTTGACTTTGCTGATCCCTATCCTAAGGATGGGACTAAAGAAGAGAAGGCTAAGTGGTGTCAGCTCAAGGAAGAAACCTATAGCAATTGGTATAAGGAAGAACGATCACGAGGTCGTATGCTTGTCCGGATTAAACTGGCACAATCATTAATCCCTTTGAAGTTCTTCTACCATATTTATACATGTGACTTCCGTGGTCGTGCTAATGCAGCATGTGATTTACTTAGTCCACAGTCAAGTGACTTTGATCGTGGTCTTATTCAGTTTGCTCAGCCAAGGAAACAAACATCCATTGGTTTGTATTGGTTAAAGATTCATGTCGCTAATCTATTCGATCAGGACAAGACAACCTTTGATCAACGAGTTAAGTGGGTCGATGATAACATGGACATGCTTAAGAGAATCAATGATGATCCCTATGCTACCCGCTCTGAGTGGGTATCACATAAGAAGAAAAAGAATCCAAGCTTCCAGCGTATCGCTGCTGTCTTTGATCTGTGTCGTACTGATGGGTTAACTCAAGTGCCTGTGCAAATGGATGGTTCATGCAATGGTGTTCAGCATTGGGCTGCACTTATGCGTGACCCTTATCTTGCCAAGAAAGTTAACCTCATACACACTAAGAAGCCCGAAGATCTATATCAGTATGTTGCTGATGTGATGACATCTAATATGGTGTCAGTACAAGATGCAGATACTAACAATGGAAAATGGGCGAAAAAATTTATAGAGTATTGGAAGGGTAACATTGACCGCTCTGTGTGTAAGAGAGCAGTAATGACTGATCCCTATGGTGTTACCTTCTATGGTATTCGCAGGTACTGTAAGACTGAGGGTCACCTTGATTGGGTTGGTAAGGATGAGATTGCTGGGGCTGTTGTCGAGTTAGCTACCTTCATTGATGCTGCCCTCAAGGGTACATTGGTCGAGGCTAACAAGGGCAAGGCATGGCTCAAGGTGGTGGCTGATATGGCTAGTGAACTAGGTAAGAATGTTGAGTGGACTACCCCGTGTGGGTTTAAAGTAGTACATCAATACTATGAGATACTAACTAGACGATCAGTAGCTAAGTTATTCGATATGAAAGAGTTACACTTTGGCTCACCCGATAAGGAAACAATTGATGGTGGCTCAGTTAATCTAGCCATCTCCCCTAACTATATTCACTCACTTGATGCAAGTCATATGTGGTGTACCATATATAGAATGGTTGGTGCTGGTATTGAACAGTTCAGTATGATCCATGATTCATATGGTTGTCCTGCACCCGATGTTAATCTAATGCGTATGTTTACTAATGAAGAGTTTTGTGCAATGCACACTACCAACCTATTAGATGACATGCGGATCGAAGTATCAAAAGCATTAAAGATTACAGTACCTGATGCACCACCTACTGGTTCATTAAACATTAAGGATGTTTTAGATGCGGAGTATTTCTTCCAATGACTAAGGTATTTAAAGTTACTAGTGAGGGTGATCTAGAAGAAGCAGTAAGATTGTTTACTGCCTTAGCTGCATCTGTTAAAAAGAAAAAGAAAATATCCTTTTGGTTTCCAACGGAAGCCCTTAGTGATATCTTCTTACAAGCTGCGTACCTAGACTTCTCTATGCGAAACATAGAGCCGCAACCAAACATGAATGTAGAAATTTTTATTGAAGGAGAACCTGATGACAGCGATTAAGATGACTGTGTTACAGAACTTGAAGCCACACAGACGATTGACAGGACAGAAGTGGAGAGATGGTGATCTCTATGATAGTTGGAATCAACTGCAGAAGGATCACTTTGATGGACTCATTGATCTCTATGCACCTATTGTTGAAGAGGGTCGTGAGCCTATGCCATCTGTTGCACAGCAATGGAAAGATGCATACAAATGGAGAAACCATAAGTGAGTAGAGTACTAGTAATTGGAGACACTCACTTCCCTGCTGTCCTTGATGGTTACCTTCAGTTCGTGAAGGATATCAAGGCAGAGTATAAGTGTGACACCATCGTACATATCGGTGACATCGTTGACCATCATTGCATTAGCTTCCATGCTAAGCATCCGGATCATCCGGGTGCGGTGAGTGAGTACCGCAATGCAATGGAACAGATTAAGGAATGGAAGTCTACCTTTAAGAACATGGTAGTTACCATTGGTAACCATGATGAGCGTGTGCTTCGACTTGCAGGTGATGCAGGTATCCCTGACTTTTACTTGAAGACTTATAATGAGGTCTACAATACTAAGTGGTCATGGGTAAAGAACCATACCGTTGATAGAGTCTTCTATCATCATGGTACTGGTGGCTCTAGTATGTACCCATCATTCAACACAGCCAAGGCACTTGGTATGTCTGTTGTAGCAGGGCATCATCACTCATGTGCAGGTATCAACTGGCAGGTCAGCCCTCTCAATGCTATCTTCGGTATGAATGTAGGCTGTGGTGTAGACCGCAAGCACATCGGTATGAAGTACGGTGAGAACAATATCAAGAAGCCCGTGATTAGTTGTGGTGTTGTCATTAATGGCGCACCATATTTAGAACTGATGCCATTATGAAAATAACAATTGACCTACCCTATGTAGTTGAACCACATGGTTCTATTAATCACCAAGTCTTATTAAACATGGTGATAGAAGCACATGCTAACTCAGCAAGGAATAATCCTAACGCTAGTTCAATGGCATGTCTTAATGCGAGTGGTACAACAGGACGCTTAGAGAATGCATTAGCTTCGGCTATCTTAACTCTTGGTGTCTATCATGCACCTATCTCTGAGGCTCGTCTGATGTTAATCACATCTACTAGAGATATAGTAGACATCCTCAATAGGAAGATTCCTATTGCTGGCTTTGGTAATTCCTTTTATAAGACTGGGATTGATCCGGCATGGCAAGATGTAGCAAACTATATCGAAGCCTACCATCCGTGGTATCACTTTAGAATACAAGAGATCAAGAGTATTATTGGTCAGCAAACTCAGAAAAACATTTATCCTAATGCTGCTATGTATAGTGCAGTCTTATGTGAGATCCTAGGATTTAAGGAAGGCACAGAGATTTCTCTGTTCATCCTCGCCCGGATCCCTACATGGACAGACATGGTGGTAAATCAAAAGACTTAACATTAGCCCCAATAAGCCCTATAGTTGGGGCTATAGAAGATATTATTTTTTAGAAAGGAGGAAATATGAATACTGAAACTAATACCGAGACTGAAACAAAGGAACAAGTTCCTGCTATCCGTACCGATAGTGTTGTTGCGTATCTTAGTCAGCTTTCGGCTGGCTTAAGTCAGCTCGCATCTGGCATGAATACTATTGTAATGGATTTGAATATGCAAGTTGACAATATCAACGCATCATTAAAGAAGGAAACTACGAATGAACAAGAGCAAGTTAAAGAAGATGCCACAGTTTGTAACTGAAGTAGTCGAAGTTAAGTGGAGCAATCTACTTAAGCCAGACATTGCTTTCGGTGAGGCATCTGCCAACCATAACATTACTGTTGTCTTAGACAAGACACTTGATAAGGTTCTCAAGGATATCCTTAAGAAGTCAGGTGCTACTAAGATCAATGGTATCATGGAGAAGGATGGATTGCGTACCTTCAAGGCTAAGAGCCGAGTACATGTTGAGGAAGGTAAGTTCCCTTGTGTTGATTCACAGGCTACCCCAACCGATACCGTACCGTTTGGTGGAGATAAGGTAAGACTTAAGCTTTCACCATGTGTTATCACACGAGACAATAGTCTTAGTGTGTACTTAAATGGCATTCAGATCATTGAGAAGAATGCCAACAACATTACAGGTGGTTCAGGTTTTGATGCAATAGATGGTGGCTTCGTGTCAACCGCTACTCCAACTAAGTCTGCACCAGCACTTGTTAATGTTGAGGAAACAGAGGATGAAGATCTCCCATTCTAATCAATGGAGATTTAATCTGAATCCAGTTGCCGCATCAAGACCTAGGGTCGGTAAATGGGGAGCGTATTACACAGGTACTTATAAAGAGTTCAGAGAGAAAGCAGCAGAGGTAGTATGGGATATTCTAGGTACAGACTTAGAACCCATGACTGGTCCTCTTGTTGTTGACATTGAACTCTATGTTAAGAAGCCTAAGGCTACTGAGTTAGACGCGCCTCGCCCTGATATTGATAACTTTGCTAAAGCTATACTTGATACAATGAACAAGAAGGTTTGGGAAGATGACTCTCAAATCATTTCCCTACATGTAACTAAGCAATGGGCAGCTACAGGTGAAGATGGTTACTTCACTCTGTCAGTAAGCAACCTATAACTGGTGTATTGATCGGTCTTAGTCCAAGCAGTCCGGCACTTGTTGACTGAGATAGATCCGTTGACTTTATTGTCACCACCATAGGAAGGGAGGGGGAGAAATCCCCCTTCCTTTTTTCTAAAGTAAAACACTTATCGGAGAAACAAAAGTATGATATACGAAGAGATGTCCGTAAAACACTTACTCAAAATGGGTAGTGATAATACCGTAGTAGATGCTGCTCGTGTTTCTTTTGCTAAGGAAGCAGCCAACTACACTGAGCTACAGAATGTAAAGCTTATTACTTATCTCGCTAAGCATAAGCATTGGAGTCCGTTTGCCCATTGTACCCTGCAGTTTCATATCAAGGCTCCGATCTTTGTTGCAAGGCAGCTAGCCAAGCATCAGGTTGGTTTCGCATGGAACGAAGTTAGTAGACGGTATGTAGACTACGAGCCTACCTTCTGGTCACCACAGAGTAACTGGAGGGCAGCAGCAGAGAACAAGAAGCAAGGCTCATCCTCTGAGTATGTGAAGGATAGCGCATTAGTACAACAGTGTTATAATGAATCAATCAAATCTTCTCTCAGTACTTACAAGCTCATGCTATATGAGGGTGTCTGTCCTGAGCAAGCAAGGACAGTACTACCACAGTCTATGATGACTGAGTGGTATTGGACTGGTTCACTCTATGGTTTCAACAGGGTATGTCAGCTCCGTCTTGACGAACACGCACAGGATGAGTGCCGACAAGTAGCCTTAGCAATATCTGATTGTTGTGCTAGAGCATTTCCCATATCATGGATGGCATTAAATGGATCGCTGGGTTAATTGTTGGCTATAGGTAGTAATAATTAGCAGACATAATCAAAAATTGTAAAGTATATTTAATGGATAAACTAAATGATTTAAAATTACATGGTACTTCTAATATGGAAGAAACTTTTAAACCAGATTTAATCACACTTCTACAAGAGGAACGCGATGCGGCTCGTATGGAACTACTAGCATACGATGCCTTGCATGGACGGATACCACTAAAGCAAGCAGCTAAACTAAGACAATGGGGATACCTAATAAAGGAGGATTCAATTGGCAAAAGATAAACCGTGGATCAAAGCTAAGAGGCGTGATCACACAACAGGGAATGGTAAGGGTGATAAGTACCGTCCGGTTGATCGTGAAATTTATGAAAAAAATTATGAAGCTATCTTTGGTAAACCAAAAGAAATAAATAAAGATGAACCTAAATGAACTCGAAGAACTGGTGTATGATTTGGCGGCACTTAGTCACAAGCTTGGGCGTATTGAAACAGATGGGACAACAAGTCAAAACAAGTACGATAAATTGGTTGACGAGCGTAACGATATCAAGGCATTAATTAAATCTGGCTTTAATCAAATGTCAGACAACACCACCTTAGGGTGGGGCAAGGGTAAAGATGAGTGAATTAGATGGATGGTTGCAAATGAATTTTCCTGTTGGTTCTTTTATAGTACACTCGGATGCTGCTGGTATTGGTGGTGATGATAGGTTGTACTTACGCATTCAGATGTCTAATAAGAATGTTAACTTTATTGTTTACGAATCTGAGGATCCTAATGGATATCGAACAGATGAAGATCAGGCTATAGCAAGCTTTTGTTTTAGCCCAGAGTTTCTTATCAAGCTAGCAAAGATCGGATCAATTGATTTAAATGAGTCTATTCCAAAGCAAGACTGAGTGTCCACGCTGTGTACAGAATGGTGCAGATCGTAGTGGTGACAACCTTGCAGTCTATGATGATCATGTGTATTGTTTTAAATGCAAGTATTACCGCTCTTCTAAAGGAACAGAGATGACAGATGAACTTACTACAACAACCCCTAAAGAATTTAAAGTGCTCACTGGTTCTTACATTGATCTTGAGGATCGCGGCGTTACGGAAAAGACTTGCCGCATGTATGGCTATCAGGTAGCCAAGATTAATGGCAAGGAAGTACACATTGCTAACTACTATCAAAGTGGTGAGCTATTAGGACAACACCTTCGCGGTCCTAACAAACAGTTTGCTTGGCGTGGTAGTGCCAAAGGTTTAGAACTCTTTGGTCAGAACCTATGGAAGGCAGGAGGCAAGCGGCTTATCATTACTGAGGGTGAGATTGATTGTATGACAGTCAACCAAGTACTCGGTGGTACATGGGCTGTCGTGTCTATCCCCAATGGTGCTACCTCTGCAGCCAAGTCTATCAAAGAGAATCTTGAGTTCATTAACTCATACGCTGAAGTTGTCCTATGCTTTGATATGGATGAGGCAGGACAGAAAGCTACTATGGAAGTTGCTGATCTACTTCCTCCGGGTAAGTGCAAGATTGCTAAGCTTCCATACAAGGATGCTAGTGAGTGCTACATGAATGCTCAGACCAAGCAATTGGTATCAGCACTATGGGAAGCACAACAGTATTCTCCTGATGAGATCATGCACATCTCTAAAGTTATTACAGACTCACAGTCTATGAACCATGCTCGTGTCTACCCCTTCCCTTACGATGGTCTATCAGAGTTCCTGATTGGTCAGCGTAGTGGAGAGATTACCCTATGGGCATCCGGTACTGGGTCTGGTAAGTCTACTATACTTCGTGAGCTTATGATGCATCACCTAGTAGAGGGTCGTAGTGTTGGGTGTATCATGCTTGAGGAATCTCCACAGGAAACTATGGATGATATGATTAGCTTGATACTTAACAAACCAGTCCGTGCTATTAGAGCAGGACGAATGATGAATGAATTGCGTACCATGCTTGGCAAGAAACAAATCAACATGGCTATGGTTGATGATCTTACTGATGAGGAGTACGCAGCAGCTAAGGCACAACTGTGTGGCACAAACTTCTATGTGTATGACCACTTAGGTAACAGTGCAATGGCTAATCTACTGGCTCGTATGGAGTTTATGGCAACCTCCCTTAAGGTGGATGTCATTGTGCTTGACCATATTACCGCTGCTGCTGCAGGACTTATGAGTATGCAGACTAAGGATGTCGAGGGTGGTAACTCAGAGCGTATCATTATTGATACACTCATGAAGGAACTTCGTGCTATTGCTGTGCGTACAGGTGTGCATGTAGACATCGTATCACAACTCAAGAAGAGTGACAAGGCATACGAAGAGGGTGACCGTATTACCCTGCAAGATCTGCGTGGCTCAGGTGCATTGGCATCTGTACCTAACACAGTCATTGCTTTGGAGAGAGATCGACAGAACACAGACGAGAAGATTGCTAACACCACACTAGTTCGTGTACTCAAGAATCGTTTGACTGGTCGAGCAGGTATTGCAAGTACATTATATTATGACCATGTGTCAGGCAGACTAGAAGAAATTGGATTCGCTATTGCTGAGGATGGCTCAGTAGTATTTGAACCACAACAACAGGAGTTCTAATGAAAGTATGTGTACTTGATATTGAAGGAAATGGTTTAGCTGAGTTGATATTAGATTCTAAAGGTAATCCTCACAAGGAAGTTACTCGTGTATTATGTGCAGCTACCAAGATTCCTAATCAAGAACCAGTACTTTGGTTAGAACATCAGATGCCTGAGCTTGTAAATTACCTCAAACAATTTGATGTTATTATCGGTCACAACATCTTGGGGTATGACTACCCGGTCATGCGTAGGCTGTACAATATGGCTATGCCTAAGCGTATTGTTGATACACTGATCATCAGCAAGCTAATGCATCCAGACATCAACACCCACCCATTCAAAGACAACTCACTCAAGTCATGGGGTATACATCTTAACTTTCCTAAGTCAGAGTATACCTTGGGCTGGACTAGTTACAACCTAGAGATGGGCAAGTACTGTCAGCAGGACACTCGACTTGGCGAAGCTATCTTCAATAAACAAAAGAGTTTTATATCAGACAACAAAAATATTGTAGCCTTTGAGCATACAGTATCTACAATTTTAATGGAGCAAGTGTGCAATGGATTTAATTATGACCTTGATGCCGGAGAAGAGTTGTATAAAAACCTTATGCTGGAAAAACTTGGTATCGAAGATGAAATGCGTCAAGTCTTCCCTGACCGGATTATCATTAGACATTCGCCCAAGACAGGCAAGAGACTCAAAGACAAAGTAGATACCTTTAACCCCGGTTCTCGACAACAAATAGCTAACCGTCTTATCGAAAGATATGGATGGAAACCACAAGAAACTGAGAAGGGAAACCCAAAGGTAGATGAATCCGTGTTGGCTGTGTTAGACTATCCAGAAGCAAAGACACTCGTAAAGTATTTCAATGCAATCAAGTTAATGGGTATGGTTGAGGACTGGAACAGTCGATCAATCAATAGTCGAGACAAGCGTATACATGGCAACATCAATCCACAGGGTGCAGCGACAGGTCGTTGTACTCATAGTCAGCCCAACATAGCACAGGTAAGTGGTGATCACAGAGCAAGAGAACTCTGGCTATGTGATCCCAAGCAGGTGTTAGTTGGTGCTGACTTGTCGGGGTTGGAGCTTCGTATGCTTGCTCACTTCATGGCTAAGTATGACAACGGTGAATATGGTAAAGTACTCCTAACAGGAGACATTCATACACACAATCAGAAGGCAGCTGGACTCAGCTCACGAGCATTAGCAAAGTCTTTTATCTATGCGTACCTCTATGGTGCGGGTGACAAGAAGATTGCTTTAGTTTGTAGTTGTAGTATTGGTGAGGCTAGAGGATTACGAGAACGCTTTCAGAAAGAAATCCCTGCCCTTACTAAGGTGCAGGACATGGTAAAGTATGAAGCACTCAAGCACAAGGGTGTACTCCTGCCTGATGGTAGGCGTGTACCCGTGCGTAGCGAACACGCTGCCCTCAACACCCTGCTGCAGGGTTCAGGAGCCATCGTAAGCAAGTACTGGATGGTCGAGGCGTTCAAGGCTATCAAGCCAGCAGGAGCCAAGCAGTTGGCTTATGTGCATGACGAACTACAGTACTCATGTCCGGCAGATACTGCCGATGTATTTGGTAAGGCTGTTACTGCCGCTGCTACTACAGCAGGTGAGATGTTAAAGATGAATATTCGTATTGATGCAGAGTACTGCATTGGTAAGTGCTGGGCTGATACACATTAAGGAGACACATGTCTAAGTTAGAATTATATATTGCTGGTCCTATGAGAGGATATCCTAACCATAACTTTGAGGCTTTCTATAAGGCTGAGAAGAAGTGGACTAAGAATCCTGCGGTAACTAAGATACACAATCCCGCTAAGATGGATGAAGATGAGGGGTTTGATCCCTCTACTGTTGAGGATTCATTAGATCATCTTCGTGCTTGCATGAAGCGTGACATTGATGCTATCCTTCAATGTACTGGGATGGTAATGCTCTGTGGTTGGGAGCATTCGGAAGGTGCGAGGGTTGAACATTCACTAGCTACATATCTAGGGATGCCGATCTTCTATGAAAGTTAATGGAAGAATTGTATTCTACAACTTCAAGAAGGTACAAGGGTGGCGATACTATGCCATTCGTTTACTATCTTGGAGCCGTCATACTCATGCTCACATTGAGTTTGATCTAAGTATACCATTTGCTTTTGTAGTGGTAGATCGTAAGCCAGTAAAGGTAATGAGACTTGCCAATCTTAAACAACTAAAGATAAGCAAGTACTATGAGTTTGATCTAGGATCTATAGACATGAGTGAAGAAGATATTACTTTTGCTTACAAATATAAACCACTCAATAGTTATAAGCTGCTAGTGTATACACTCATAGGTAAACACATTGGTATGAAACAACCAACCAATTGTATTACTTTTATATGTGACTATTTAAAATTCAAAGGTTGGGATACACCCAATCTGTTCAATCCTAAACAACTATGGGAAAGCTTACATGATAACGATAATGATCGGTGGACAGGCAAGAGTCGGGAAGACAACACTAGCAAAGTGGATCAGTGAGTACGCTTATAACAATAAGTATACACCAGTGATTGTTCCCTTTGCTGCTGCCCTTAAGGAAGAGGCGGCTAAGAAGGGATACACTAAGGATACCAATCAAGAAGAGTATCGTGAGTTCTGTCAGACCCTTGGCTCTACTATGAGAGAACAAGATCCAGACTACTGGGTTAAACAATTCCGTATTAGGATTAAGAAACTGTATGAGGAAGAACAAGCTGCCCTAAAGGCTGACCCATCTATCTGGCATGAGAAGGTTGTCATTGTAGATGACTGCCGCTATACCAATGAGATCGCTGCTGCTCGTGACATCCGTGCTCTTACAGTCTTTGTATCAGCAGGTGAGCGTGAACTCCCTGAGGAGTTTGCAGAGTGGAGAACACATGAGTCTGAAGCACTAGCAATTGCTATTGAGACAGGCAACAAACAATATGAAGATATGTTTCACTACACTCTAAAGAATGATGAGAGTGAGGCAGCATTCAAAACTAAGTGTAATACAAAGTTTGATGAATGGTTTCACCTACTCTCCGAATCAATGTTAGATGATTTGTGTAACTGTGAGCTGTGCCTATCCTCAAGAGAAGACAGACTACCTGATGGAGATACTGTGTTCAAAGAGATCATGGAAATTTTTATAGATAAGGAAGACGATGATAAGCCAACCAAGACCTGATACTGCTGTGCTTGACGGAGACATCATTGCCTATCGTGCTGCCTTTTGGGCAGACCAAGAAGGCATTGAGTACCTTGCGGAGCGCATCGAACATGATGTCAAGGCATGGACTCCAGTAGGAGTAACGAAAGTATATGTGGCTATCTCCTGTGATCGTAAGGATAACTTTCGTAGACAAGTGTGGGAACCATATAAAGCTCATCGGGATGTGAAGAAACAAGCACCAGATTGTTTATCATATGCTGTTGATTTAATTAAACAGAACGACATACTCTTTGTTCCTACCCTAGAGGCTGATGATATTATGGGACTTATGGCTTCAGGCAATAAGGCTATTGCCGTAACCATTGACAAGGATCTCCGGTCTGTACCGGGGTGGCATTGGAACCCAGACAAAGAAGTTAAACCGCTGGAACTTGATACTTATACCGCTGACTTTAACTTCCATAAGCAATGGATCATGGGTGATACGACTGATAATATCCCCGGTATCTGGAAGTGGGGACCTGCCAAGGCAGAGAAGTGGCTTAAGTATGTCCATCCAAGGAACTGGACAGCCGCCGTATTGGCAGCTTATGACCAAGCTAAGCCTCAGGATATGGATAGATATGGATATGATTACTGTCTCGCTATGGCTAGGTGTGTACGCATCCTTAGACATGGTGAATATAACAAGAAAACTAAGTCCGTACTATTGTTTGACCCAATAGTTGGGGCTACTAAGAGTGATACTCAAGGGAACACTAATGAACACTGATGTAAACCAATACAACACTGAGTCTTTAACTATTGCTAATCAAAACAATTACAATACTTCTACTTATATCCATAGTGATTCTAAGATCCCTATGGTACTCCATGATAGAGACTGTGCTCCAGCCTACCATACCAAGGGTGCAGCCGGAGCTGATCTTAAGATCACTACGGACACTACGCTACTCCCCGGAGTAGTAACTAGAGTACCTACAGGGGTTAGCTTAGCTATCCCTGAGGGCTATGTAGGTTTACTCTTTATGAGATCAGGTCTTTCTAACAAGGGAATCAACTTAGCCAACTCAGTTGGTGTCATTGATTCTGATTATCGTGGTGAGATTTGGTTACCACTTATTAACAATTCAACAATAATACACACTCTTAAACGGGGTGATCGTGTTGCACAGATTGCCTTCATGCCCGTTACACAGTTCTCGTTTGTCTCTGTAGATAAACTTCCTAATACTGTGCGAGGCGAAGGTAAGTTTGGAAGTACAGGAGTCTAATGGATACATTTCAAAAGTTTATTGCTATCAGTCGTTACAGTCGTTGGCTTGATAAAGAAAATCGTAGAGAGACTTGGGATGAGACTGTCGATAGGTGGTGGAATTACTTTACTGGTAAAGCCCCTGTCCTTCTGACACGGACAGATATCAGAGATGCTATCCTTAATCTAGAAGTACTGCCAAGTATGCGTGGGTTGATGACCGCAGGTCCAGCATTGGATCGTGATCATACTGCCCTATACAATTGCTCATACATTGAGATTAATAAAACAACTTCCTTCTCTAACCTCATGTACATTCTTATGTGTGGTACTGGAGTAGGCTATACGGTTGAGCGTAGATGCACCGACAAACTTGGGACTATCCCAACAATACATAAGATGTTTGATACAGTTATGTTTGTTGAGGATAGCCGCGAGGGTTGGTGTGATGCACTTAACAATCTACTTGACAATCTTTACAAGGGTATCCACATTAAGTGGGACACAAGTAAGATTCGTAAGTCAGGTGAAAGACTAAAGACCTTTGGTGGTAGAGCAAGCGGTCCTGCCCCACTAGAAGAAGTCTTTAGATTTGTAGTACAGACATTCTATTCTGCCCAAGGTCGTAGACTTACGCCCCTTGAGTGCCATGATATCTGCTGCAAGATTGCTCAGTCAGTCATTGTGGGTGGTGTACGCCGCTCCGCTATGATCTCTCTAAGCGATCTAGCAGACCGTGAGATGGCTACTTGCAAGAGTGGTGCGTGGTGGCAAGCCTCAAGTCATCGTGCCTTAGCAAACAACTCAGCCATCTACAATGGTAGACCATCAATGGGTCAGTTCCTCGAAGAGTGGACAGACTTATACAACTCCCATAGTGGAGAGCGTGGTCTTTGTAATCGTGATGCAATGAAGGACATTGCAGTCAAGGCAGAGCGTGGTGAGGATCATTACTATGGGACTAACCCATGTAGTGAGATCATCCTACGCCCTAATCAATTCTGTAATCTATCTACTGTTGTTGTCAATGCAACTGATACACAAGAGTCGTTAGAAAAGAAAATTGAAATGGCTACCATCATTGGTACTATCCAAAGCATGTTTACTTACTTCCCTTACCTATCAAAGGATAAGACATGGCAGGATAACTGTGAAGAAGAGAGACTGCTTGGTGTATCCATGACAGGTATCTTTGACAACAAGTTAATGTCCGGTCTACTGGGACATGGCAGACTTAAGTATGTCCTTGAGGATCTACGAGAGACAGCCATCAAAACTAACCTTGACTGGTCTAAGAAGCTAGGTATCAATCCAAGTAAATCAATTACTTGTATTAAACCAGAAGGTACAACTTCATGTCTTGCTTCGTCAGCCAGTGGATTACATCCCCGGTATGCTGAGCATTACTTTAGAAGAGTCCGTATCGACAAGAAGGATCCACTCTACTTCATGATGAGAGATGCCCAAGTACCAGTAGAAGATTGTGTAATGAATTCAGATTCAACTGCAGTCTTTACCTTTGTTCAGGCTGCTCCATCGGGATCACTAACTCAGAATGAACTATCAGCTATTGATCATCTTAACTTATGGTTAACTTATCAAGAGCACTACTGTCAGCACAAGCCAAGCATTACTGTTAACTATGCTGACAATGAGTTTCTTCCTGTAGGTCAGTGGGTGTGGGATAACTTTGATAAGATTTCTGGTATATCTTTCTTACCTAAGTCTGATCATGTATATGCACAAGCTCCCTTTGAATCTATATCGCTAGAAACATATAATAAATTTCCAGTTATAGATGTAGACTTTAACAATCTATCTCTCTATGAAAAGACTGATACAACAACATCATCTCACACCTTAGCCTGTACTGCAGGAGCTTGTGAGATAATTGATCTAAGGGGATAAACAATGGCAAGACAAAGACAAACATTAGCTGGAGCAACAACAGCTCTTGCAAATTACAATACACAACTAACAGAACTAAATACAGATATTTCTGGTGTGCAGGGTGGTATTTTAAACATGGCAGATGTAGGACAAGGATCCTACTATAGTACTACTAAAGAAACTGCTCTGACCAAACAAGACTTGCCTAACTTTTCGGATATTTATAACCCGATGTATGCAAAGATGAAAGATGTTCGATTTACTGTAGGTGATGATATAACTACAGCAAACAACGATGCTGCTTTCTATGTCTTTAATCCAGAGACTGAAGCAAAAAGACAAACCGATATGCAAATTGATGTTGTTTCTAAACAGAACGAAGAGTTTGAACAGCAACAGCAACGCATTACTGAGTTTGTAAAACAATCAGGCGAAGCACAAATGGCTGGTGTTTTAGACCAATACCTTGCATCAGTAACAAAGAACGCAAACACAGGTGTTATTAAAAGCACAGATGCTGACTTTGATATAAACGCATATGCAGCAGCTGGCAATAGAAACAGAAGTTCTAGTATAGTTAATGGAAATAAAATTTATAGCTATAAAGCATCCGAAGAAGTGGCTGCTGCTAGACTACAGGCTTTTAGAGATGCAGAAACCCTGCGCTTTAGATCCGATCCTACTATACAAACAGCTCAGGCTACTATATATGCAGCAACACTTGCCGAACAGCGAAAAGAACTAGAAAAAAAAATTACTGATGCTGCTAACGCTGTAAAAAAACTCACACAAAAGCAACTTGACGCTGCAATTAAGGCTGCACAGAAAGCAAATAGAAACAGATGATTACTAATATTGAACAAGCAAAAATGCGTTTAACTATTTCGGCACCAATAGATCTCCCTGAAGTTAAGCAGTTAATCAAAGATCTTTATAATCAAATAGAAGAATTAAAAAATGAGATCAGAAAAGTATCCGAGAATAGATCCAGACCTGATAAAAATTCTGGAAGAACTGTACAAGCCCCTTGAATACGATGCTGACTGTGAAGAAAGCAAGTTTGCAAGACGATCTGCATTTAGAGCAGGGCAAATAGAAGTCGTAAACAAATTAAAAGCTGTGCTAAAGCAACAGCAAGGAGGCAAGTAATATGGGTGGAAGCCCTAGTATTAGTGGTGGTATGACATACAAAGAACAAAAGCAGTTAATGGAAGACGAACGCAAATTCCAAAAGGAACAAGAAGAAGAGCGTAGAAAAGCAGCAGAAGATTCCGAGACTCGCCGTGTTGCTAGAGAAGCTATTGCTATGGCTAGAACCAAGGCAGATGAGCAAGCAGCAGTTCAGACATCCACTGCTGCAGAACAAGAAGCAATTATGGAAGCTCAGTCACAGTCTGAAGCACAGAGTACTAGAGGTATTCAAGGTGGTAACGCTAAGGCATTAGATTTTTATTCCGCATTATATAATGGTGTATCTACATAAAGGAGTGTAAATGAAAAACAATCTTGTTGAACGCTTCCGAATGTTAGATGCAATGCGAACATCTAAACTATACCGTGCTCGGCTATGTGCCGCACTAACTGTTCCAAGTCTTCTTCCACCTTCGGGTTGGACGGAAGAGATGGAACTACCACAGCCAACATCCTCTGTTGGTGCGAGAGGTGTGACTTCATTAGCTAGTCGAATGCTGTCAGCAATGATGCCTTTGAATGACACACCCTTTTTTAAATTTGGTCTTCGGTCTGGTGTAGAACCAACCGCAGAAATTGGACAGTATCTTGAGACTATGAGTTATCAAGTCTATCGCAAACTTATTGGTACTAACCTAAGAGAAACAATCTTTCAAACAATTCAAAATTTAATTGTAGTTGGAGATTGTTTAGTACATGAGATGGATGACTTTAAGTTTAGAGTTACTCGTCTAGATAACTATGCTGTACAGCGTACCGTTGCTGGAGATGTCAATGAAATTATTCATATTGAATATGATCTTGTAGATCCAGAGGCAATTAGCCCATACTCCTCTTTACCCGAATCCGCTAAGAGAGGTTACAAAAAAACATATTGTCAATATCTCAAGGAGGACAATCTATGGAAGTACACAAAGGAAGACGAAAATGGGAACCTACTGACAAGCGGTGTCTACGAAGTATGTCCTGTGACGGTACTACGGTGGTACGGCATACCCGGAGAAAACTACGGGAGATCGCACTGCGAAGATATCCTAGGCGACCTATCAAGTCTTGATGGTTATACTAAGGCATTGCTTGATGGCATGGCAGCAGCCTCAGCCTTCTGGATGGGTATTGATCCATCTGGTATTACTGAGGTAGATGATGTTTCTGATGCACCCAATGGCTCATGGATCCCCGTAAGACAAGCAGATGTATTCGTACTATCACCATCACAGACAATGAACCCACAGATCTCAGCCGCTCAGACCGCTGTTGAAACTATGCGTAGAGAGATTGGTCAGGCATTCTTAATGTCTGCCTCCTCACTACCAAGTGGCGACCGCGTGACTGCTACTGCTGTTCGTATGATTGGTTCTGAACTTGAGACAGTCTTAGGTGGAGCATTCAGTGCTATCGCTAGAGATCTCATGGAACCAATTGTCAAGCGATCTGTATTTTTAATGATTGAAAACGAAGAACTTGATACAAGAATGTATGAACAGTTCTTTGATGATGAAGGTGTATTATCTATTGAAGTAATTACTGGTCTTCAAGCCCTAAGTCGTGACACTGATTTGCAAAAGCTTATGCAGATGGGCGAGATGGTTCGCAATCTACCTGAGCAAGCAGCCGCTGCATTTAAGTGGGAAGAATATGCTAGAGCATTGATTACTTCTCTTGGTTTCGATGCCCGTAATTGGGTACGATCAGCTGAAGATATTCAGCAAGAGCAGATGATGATGCAACAGCAACAGGCTCAACAGCAGATGACTCAGGCTTCTACACAAGCAACTGCTGGAGCAATGGGTAATATCATGGCACAAGCAGGACAACAGGATCTCGCACAAAATGGTGGACAAGGTATCATGAATGTTCTACAGAACTCAGGTGCTGATATGTCTGCATTTACAGGAGGACAACCTAATGGCTAAGAAAGTTAATAAGGCTAGTATGCCTTGCAATAAACCTCGCAAGTCTCCTAACCCTGCTAAGAAGCGGGTTGTAAAAGCTTGTGCTAATGGGCAAGAAAAGATCATTCATTATGGGGCAGCAGGTTATGGTAACAACTATAGTACTGAAGCTCGTAAGTCTTTCAAGGCTAGACATAAGTGTGACTCAGCAAATAATAAACTCACTGCTAAATACTGGGCATGCAAAGACCTATGGGGTGGACCCGGTAAGTCTAAGACATCATGTCCCAAGAATAGAAAATGTAAGTAACATGGCTAAAGCTAAATCCATGTGTACAGCCAAGGGTGTTGCCGCTAAGAAAAGTAGTAAAAAAACAAAATGGTAGATAAAGGAAGTTAGTATGACGCAGCGCAATCGAACATGGGATTCAGATCTACCAAATTGGACACTAACAAGAAATCGTACTCTTCCTCCAGTAGGAGGCGATGGTTCTACCTTATCATTAGATTTTAGTAGAGGAGTAATAGATCCACGAGTTAAGTATAGTAGATCAGGTATTGCAACAGGTATTAATGCAAGTGGTTTTGTTAATTATGTTGTTCAAGATCAGCCTCGCTTTTCTTATCAACGAATTGGTAATACTTTTGTATCCCAAGGTTTGATAGTTGAACAACAATCTTCTAATCTACTAACTGGTAGTCAGACTTTTGCTACCTCAGGTGGAGCCACATACCTTTGGACTGATGTAAACATCACTAGAACTGCTGGACAAATCTCACCTGATGGTACTGCTAATGCTATTCGCTTTACAGCTAATGCTGCCAATGCAACTCTTACTCATGGTCTTGCTACGGCAAAGCCAAACACACAGCGTGTATGGTCAGCATGGATTCGACGCGTAAGTGGCACTGGAGACTTTCAAGTTTCCCACACCATTGGTTCTCCAACATGGGGAACAGTTGTCATTACTAGTGAATGGGTTCGATATCAAGGATTAACTAATGCAACTCAACAACAGATTGCATTCCGTATTGTTAACAGTACTGACTCAGTTGAAATCTGGGGAGTACAACTTGAGACTGGAACTGTTGCCTCTTCATATATACCTGTAACATTAACTTCTCTAACAAGAGGACAAGATCAAGCAATTATAAAAGATGGGGATTTTACTTCATGGTTTAAACAAGATGGTACATTGGTTATTAATTATTTCCGTGGTGTAGTGGGTGCTGGAGATCGTACTGTTATTAGTATTGGTGCTTTGGAAAATGCATTTATACAACTTAGACATGCTAGTGGTTCTGTCAATAGTACAGTCTTCTGGACTTATGGTGGTATCACTGTTGCAGGACTAACTGGTAATTTAAATAAAACAGCTATTGCCTTTGAAAGTGAACCATCAATAGTCCGTATCTCTACAAATAGTAGCGTACCTGCTATTGGTGTAACAACTGATTTCTTCTTTAGTGAAGTTTTAGTCAATAATCCATATATGAATATTGGTTCTATGGCAAATTTAGTTCCAACTTCATTTACAAGTTTTTTAAACAGTGGTATCCAATCAATTACTTTCTATCCACAAGTCTTTACAGACCAAGAACTACAAGATTATACAAAGGCATAACATGGCAAAGAAAACATATAAATGTAACTGTGGTAAGACCACTACATGTACGGGTAAAGACGCTACAAAGATAGTATACCCCAAAAAGAGTAAATAAATATGCCGTTTAAATCACAACAACAACGCAAATTTATGTATGCTACTAATCCCAAACTTGCAGCCAAGTTTGAGAAAGAAACTCCTAAGGGTAAACTACCTAAAAGAAAGACAAAAAAGAAATGATTCATACACACACAATGACACAACTCAAGACAGTCCAAGAGCCAATGAAGCTCCTGTCTACAACCAACCTTATCAATGTAGCCATTCCGGGACTCAGTGATGATGTTCCTGCAGCTACAATGCCAGTAACTAATGGAAATGGCGTAGTCTTTCCAACCTCAACATTAAATTATATCAAGATTATTCCGATGTTTTCATCAACACTCGCAGCTGGTCAAACCATGCGCGTTACTGGTTATTCAAAAACTAATGATGGTGCTTTCTTTGTACCACAGCTATTGTACTTTGGTACTGTTTCTGCAATAAATTCAACATATACTGCAACAACTATTAATAGTCAGAGTATGTACTCTGTTGCTACCCATGCTAAAACCGAAGGTGATGCTAAGGTTTACCTTGCTACCTCTGGTCAGTCCACAGCTTCACTCTTGATTGATACCCTTGGGTGTCAGTTTATTAAGATTGACTTTGCGGCTACTGCAGCTGGTGGTGGAGGTGCAGGTTTGTGTAATGCTTTTATAGGATTCATCTAATGTATCGTAATAGAGTAAAATCATTAACAGAAATAGATGAAACATTTACTGGTCCCTTAGTTTATGGCAGTAACCGAGCAGCTGGATTTTTAAAAGATCTTATTGCCAGAACTAACAGTCTAGATATTATCATCTTTGGTGATAGTAATACTGGATCAGCTCTTGCTGGTGGATATGGATATCAATCAGGTATAGCTGAAGCATTAAATAACCTAAATATTCCATGTTATGGTACTTCTCTTGCTCCATTTATTGATCGAAGTTCTTCTGGAGCATCACGATTTTACGGCAATTGGCGTGGAACTGTTTCAACTATTGCTAAAGATGCAAATTTCAAGTCCGGGTTACAAGCCTCAACTAGTGCTCCTACAGATGCAAATGCTCTTCCCTATGCAGTATGGAATACAGGAACTGTTTTAACTTCGTATGGATCATCAACTGTCCAAGGAAGTTTAACGGGAGTAACAATTACTAATACTGGTGGACAGTTTCAATGCACTTCTGCTTATTTACAAGTTAATCAGCAGGTAAATATAGCTGGAACACTAAGCGTTGGTGGTGGAAATGGAACTATCACTGGATATACAAGTCCAAAAACTTATTACATTGTTGCAACTAATGGAACAACTACATTTACATTATCAGAAACCTATAATGGATCAGCAATTGTAACTACAGCTGGAACCACAACAGGTTTAACTTTTGGATCGCAAGCAGACTTTAATGACTGGCTGTATATGCCAACTACAACAGATGTTTATAAAACTACTGGTGTAAATATTGATGAAACCAATCCATTAGCAGCAAGCGGAGTTGTAAACTTCTTACGAGTTCGATATGGAAAAGTACCTAGTGGTGGTAATTTTGTTCCATTAGTATTTAGTGGTGGTTCAGCAAATGCATTACCACATTTATTTAGTGGTGCATCAACATCAATGAGTGCTGCGAGTGGTCAGCCAACCTTTGATTTGTATGAAGCATCCTTCACTGCAAATGGTAAAGGACATACAGCAAGCGCACTTGGCTATAATTATCCAAGTGGTACGATCTTTAGTAAAGGACCGGGAGCGTTGTTTTGTCAGTCTCTTTATCGTCAATCAAAGGGTTGGGCAGTACACTCACATGCATATCAATCAGGCGATGATAGTACTCGTATTGCTCTGTTAGTTACTGACACTTCTACAACATGGATTGGATATCAATTACGCGAAATGCGCGAACGACAAATTGCTGCTGGTGGTGCTAATTGTGGTCGCGTATTGTTGTTTGTCCATAGCGGAATTAACGGTGCTGACACTGGTTCGACTTGGACTGCCGCCCATATTGCAATATGGACTAAATATAAAGCAGTATGGTCTTCGCTTGGATATCCACCAAGTGATCTAGCAATTATCTCTATTGTTGGTGTCCCAAGTAATACATTAGATACAAGCGGCTCCGGAACAACTAGCAATCTTGTTGCTGTCCGTGCTGCGGCAAATGCAATGGTAATAGCTAATCCAGATATGACGGTTGTAGATATCAAAGCTATACTACCATATAAAGCATTAACATACGGAACAGGAAATGCATCATACTATCAACGATTTAAAAACTCTCCAAATCAAGGAGCAGATATAACTGTACATTTATCTGGAGGAGCAGTTGATAGTTCTGGTCCATTTACAGCAACCGTTACAACAGCAAGTTCTATTAAACTAACTGGAACATCAGCAGTAACTACTGATGGTTATTGGGTTGGAGCTAGATTGAGTATTCAAACAATTGGAATTGTGGGTGTTGCAATTGGAGCAAGTGGAGTATTTACTACTTCAACATCAATGGCTGGAAATCTTACTGTTAATCAACAGGTTGGTATTTCTGGAACTAACACAAGTGGAGGAGCAGTAACAAATGGTGTGTACTACATTACTGCAACTAATGGAACAACATCATTTACTCTATCTGCTAGTGGTGGCGGACCTCCAATTACAACTACCGCCGGAACTCCAGTTGGTTTGACATTCACCTATTACGGAAACAGTGCATATCAAGATGCATATGTTACTGAATACAAAGGTTCAGATCAAACTGCAACGGTAGCTCAGTGGGCAGGTGGTCAACCTGCAACCGGGCATAATATTTCTTATAATATTGCTCGTAAATATCCATCGGATGGATATACTGTTGTTAGCCAAGCAATTTTATCGTCATTAGTTTGATAATAAATATTTTAATATAATAAGAAAGGAACACTATGAAAAAGAAACCAGCTAAGAAGATGATGATGGATAAGAAGATGGACAAGAAGATGGCAGTTAAGAAAGCCGCTTCCAAGAAGAAGCCTTATTAAATTTAACGAAAGATACACAATATGAATGAAGAGACTCCCGATATGATGGAACAATCCTCCGAGACTCCAGTCATGTCTTCGGAACAATCTCTTACATCGACTCCAGAGGATGCTCAGCTTGCTCGTGAGAAAGTAGCCTTTGATGCTTATGTAAGAAACCAAGGTATGGCTGTTCCTGAAAACTTCAAGGATGCCGGAGCTTGGTTTGAGAGTTTAAAGACTGCTCAAAAAGGATACACTCAGTCACGACAAGAAGT